CGGCGGCTCGGCCACTTGGTGCCGGGGCCGAAGGAGAGATTCATCGCGCCACGAGACGCGGGGACAAGAATGGGCGGGAGGACGGAAATGGAGGTGCGATCACTGCGGGCGTCACGCTGGCACTTGACCTCTTTCTCCCAGGTGTCGGCAATCGTCGGAACGCCCCGGGACTCAAGGATCGTGCGGGCGATCTGCTCGCGCTGGTGGACCACATAGGGATACTGGCCATGCTCGTAGGGCAGGGCCTCATCGAGGGCCACGCTATCACGGACGCCGAGGCAGAGGACGGTATTCCAGACGCAGGGAATGCCGTCGTCGTCCACGGATTTCCTGTGGAAGTGGAAAATTTCGATCAGGTCTCGGCGCTCGTAGTCGAGGATGCCCCAGAAGTTGCGACGGCTCTCGGAGAGAAGCAGGAGGTTCGAGGTCAGGGTGTCGACCACGTAGCCCTTGCGCTTGACGGCTTCCTCGACCCAGTCGGCATCGTAGCCGTGGGTGTTGATCCGGTCGCGCAGCTCACCCTCGGTGAGACGCTCGCGGTGAGCCACCCAGGGAGCCCGCTGGATGTCGTCGGTGATGCAGGGGAAGAAGACATCGACCATCGGGAGCAGGGCGCTCCACTTGGGCATGGCCGAGAAGACCTCGGGGATCGGGATCTCGGTGCGGCCGGTTTCGCGGAGCTCCTTCAAGCAGGTGCGGGCCGGGCCCTTCTTCAGGATTGGCGACATCCCGGTCAGGATGCGGAGGTTCTCCTCCTCGCGGAGGGGATCCATGACCTGCTCCATGACCTGCTGCTTGATGGCGGCAAGTTGCTGGGGGTCCTCGGTGGCACCCATCATGGTGGCAAGGCCGTCGAGGGTGATCTCCTGAGTCGTGCGGCGAAGTTGCTGATCCCACATGACGGCCGTGATCGAGGCCCCATAGGTCTGTCGCCAGTTGGCGGCGAGCTGAAGCTCGCGCCGGATCTGGGGGCGCATCTGGTTCCAGATGACATATTTGAGCAAGGTCGAGACTTTCTCCGCGTACTCCATGTCGTCGGAATCCATCGCCACGGCCTGCGTGTTGGCCCTGGTGAAGGCGCTCATCATGAGCATCACTTGCTCGTTGATCGCGCTGTCGATGATGCGCGGGCGCATATCGCTTGCGCCTTCCCAGGGAAAGGGCTGGGCATTGAGATCGGCCCCGTGCTTGCGGCCGTCGGCGGACTGGCCGTTCCACAAATTGAGCCGGGTATGGTAGGCCTGCTCGGAGCGGTTGTAGTACCAGAAGGCGTCCCGGGTCGATTGGATCAGCTCAGAGGAAAGGATCGCAAGGTTCTCGGCCAGATCTCCCCCGGAATCAAGGGCTCCGAGGCGTTCGATCTTCGATCCGGTTCCGTCGTTGGCAAGTGACATACGCCGCAAGCGTAGACGATGGGATGTCCGAGCTTAATGGGGGAACGACGGAGACTCGCGCAGAGGCGCAGAGGCGCAGAAGAGTTAAATTCAATAGCCCCCCCCTGGGTGCTGGGTTGGTCTCAAGATGTCTCCCTCGACGTAGAGCAGCTCCGGCTCGGCGGTCACCGCGTAGCGGACGCAGTCGAGCGGGTCCTTGGTCGCAGCCTTGTTCCCGTCCGCACCGGTCCACTCTTTCAGTGAATAGATCACATTGGCGCAGTCGCGTGAAATGAAGAGCCGGGGCTCGTTCCCATGCGCGACCGGCTTGTCGGGATCGTAGGCCAGGGCGTTGTTGATGAGATCAACTCCCTCATCGATGGCACGTCCCGAGGTCGGGTTGAAGTCCATGTCAATATCGGCACATTCGTCGAGTAGGGTCGTCACCCCGTCGCGGAGGATGGTGGCGCTGGAGGCATAGCGGCTGTCCATGAGGCGTTCGCGGATGACCTCATCCCCCTCAAGGCGTGCGATCTCCTCCTTGTATTCCTGCAAGCCCCATCCAAAGGTCTTCTGGGCATCGCCCATGTCGCCGTCGGCCTTGCTGGCACTCGGCACCGCCCAGGGGCCGACCACGCCGACCCCGGTAATGTAGCGGGAAGAGTCTGGCCACTCCCGGTAGACAAAGAGCCGACCACGAATGTCGACCCGGACCCAGATCATGAACCAGTTGCGGCCACTGCAAGGGTCGACGATGTGGTAATTGCTTCCTTCCTTGGGGATGGACTCGGGATCGACCACATGGACATCGTCACGGAAGCGTGGGAAGCGGCTGACCCTCGACTTGGTGGCCACCCCGTAGGCGCGGCAGAGGATGGTCTCCTTGTTCTTGCCCTCCAGCACGACCTTGAGCGAGGGATAGTTGCCGTAGGGGTTCTCCTGCGTGTGGAAGTAGACGATCCCGGCATTCCGCATGACCGGCTGCTGGGTCAGCGGGACCTTCTCAAATCCCTCGCCCGTGATCTTGGGCAGGAGCTCGGCCTCGGTCTCTTCCGTAGTCACGGCCCCATTAAGCACGCTGGCCACGGTCGGGGTGTAACCCGCCACCGGGGTGAAGGTGACATGGAGCAGGCCATTCCTGGTCAGAAGTCGGTAGCGCAGGGCCTCAAGCCAGTCCGGGGTGACCAACTCGTCCGCCCAGGCACAGTCCAGCTCGGCACCTTCGACCGATTTCACGTCCATGGAGTAGAACTTGAAGACGCACATGGAGCCATTCGGCAGGACGAGCTTGTTCTCGGTGAATCCGCCACTCACCGAGTAGTTGATCTTGGTGGTCGTCCCTTGGCGGAGTTTCCCCGTCTCGCTCTTGTACTCGGTCGGGAGGTATTTCCAGATCAGGCCCTGCTGGTTCTCGATCGAAGAGGCCTCGGTGCTTTGCAGGCACCAGACCTTGGCAAAGTCCTTTTCGATCATGAGCTGGACGATCCGCTTGGCCGCCCGCTCTGACTTCCCTGCACGGTTCCCGCCCAGGTTCCACTCCTCAATCACCCCCACCGGGAACTTCTCCCGCAGCCGGGCCCGCTCCGCATCGGCACGCACCCAGGAAGAGGGCTCATGGCCGTAGCGGAGGGGGTCGGCCTTCTCCAGCCGGATCCCCTCCTCCCTCGCGGTGATGAAGGCCGCAAGCTGATCCTTGGTGAAAATCCGCTCCCGCTCACCCACGCGGGCCGCGATCCGGCCATCCTTGCGGCGGCCGATCAGCTCGACCATGGGGTGAACGGGGTGAGGAGTTTGGAGCATGGGAAGGGAAAGGATGAATGATGAATTATGAATGATGAATGGCAGAGGACTGCATGCAGCGGGTCATCCATTCATCGCGATCCCGGGCAGTTGCATCGGCATCGCGGGTCACTTGTTTCAAGGCGGCAAGGGCGGCATTCAGCTCCTTGAACAGTTTCATCGCTCGGAATTCGCCATGCTCCCACATACGGATGACGCGGTTGGCTTCGTTCAGCTCACGTTCCAGATCCCTTGCAAGGTTCACGATGTCGTCGTGCGTGTGGAATTTCCAGTGCACGGCATCGGTCCTCGGGGTGTCGGTCGGCTGATTAGGCATTTAGGCTGAAGATTGTTAGGTCAGAGGCTTTCCTCAGAACGGAATGTCGTCCTCGGCAAGGTTGCTCTCGGTCTTCGGGCTCTCAACCCTCGTCTCTCGACCCTCGACCTTTTGTTGCGGCACCCATGGCTCTTTGACCTCACCCTTGATGTATTTCTGGCCCTCGATCTTGGATCCGACCTTGCCCTCGTTGATCCATCCGGCCAGATCATATTTGGTGCCGTCGGGCAGCTCGATCGATCCGGAATAGACCGGCTTGCGGGGGTGATCGCCCTCGCGCTTAATGTTCTTGAAGAGGACAAAGGTGCCCTTGTTTTGGTTGCTTTCGCTCATTTGGTTTTGGTTGGTTTGGTTGGTTGGGGGTTATTCGTGGGAGGCGAGCTTCTCGTAGACGCGGGCGACCAGCTCGCCGAACTCGGTGACGGCCTGCTCTTCGATGTCGGGGAATCGCGCATGGAGGAGTTCGTGGACGGTACATTCCATGAGGGAACGTGATCGTCCATGCCGTGCCGCATGGATCACGATCCGCCGCAGGTCCTTGTCGGCGGAGCCGTCATCGACGACACCTCCCGTCTTGCCGGGGAATCCGAAGCCAATCGTCCACCGCTTCCCGAGGATCGTGGCCGTGCAGATGCGCTTGAAGCTCATGGGTGAGGAGAGACGGTGCGGGGGCTAGGCTCTAGGGGTTTAGGCTCTAGGCTGATAGGTTTGCTGGCCTTCGACTCTCGACCCTCGTCCCTCGACTTCTTAAAGATCGCGTCAAAATTCTCTCTGAACTTGGGGCCGAGAT